CTCTACATCACCTTGATGCAGCAGGCGGTAAAAGCCATTGTGACTGACGTAAAACAGAAGATTGCATGAGAAATGCCGGTATGGGACATCGGAGCGGATGTTCCTTACCGGCTTATTTCTATTTATCCAGATAAATATTCTTTCTATGCCCAATTTCAAGAACCAAAACAATCACCTTGGTGTCTTCTATTTCTACAATGATTCGGTAATCACCTACTCGATATCTCCACTGCCCGCTTCTGTTTGCGGTTAATCCTTTGTCATGTTGTCTAGAATCTGAACACCCATTTATGTTTTTCCTCAACCAACTTGTAATCAGGAATGCTGTATATTTATCTAATTTTTTTAATTGTTTTAACGCTCTTTTGGAAAAAACAACACTGTAATTCATTTCAGACCTAACTCTTTTTCCACCTCGTTAAGTGAATAGACTACGGGGTCGGCTTCAAATTCTGCTAAGGCTTCTTTGTAAGCTTTTAAATCATACTCATCCTCAATTCGTTCTATAACAGAACGTCTCACTAATTCTGATACAGTGATCCCATTGAGTTCAGCATACTTTTTAAAAAGTATAGAATCCGCTTTATTTAATCGTAATGAAATAGTCATACTATCACCGCCCCTTTCGTAATACATTGTATTACGAAAGGGGCGGTGTGTTAAGTCTGTTTTCCAATCAAGTTGGGAAAAACTGAAAATTGTTTTCTAGGGTACTTGAAATCATTTCTTTTGTCCTATTACTCCTGAGAGCCAATTTTCAGGAGGTGTTCATTATGACGGATGAACAGAAACAACAGATTACTACTATGCGCCGAGACGGAGCAGGGTATAGGAAGATAGCAGTGATACTCGGTATTTCTATCAATACAGTGAAATCTTTCTGCAGACGGCACAACCTGGTTACCAAGAAGACAACATCAGTCTGTGAGCAATGTAGAAAGCCCATTGAACAGAATATAGGGCGCAAGCGGAAACGGTTCTGCTGCGATGCCTGTCGTAACAAATGGTGGAACGCTCATCCCGAGCTGGTGAAGCGGAAGTCGGTCTATACATTCACTTGCCTAAATTGCGGCAAAAAGTTCAGTGTCTATGGCAACAGCCATCGGAAGTTCTGCTCCCATGCCTGCTATGTCGAGTATCGCTTCAGAGATGGTCGCCATGGATAAAAGGTTATTTCGTAATGAAGCGACCTTCCAGGTGACGATGTATCTGGCGAGAGTGATACTGGCGGAAAAGCTTATCACCGAGAAGGAGTACCAGACTTTCGAGCAGGAGATGCTCCATAAATATCAGCCCTTTTCTGGCGATTTATATACTTGCTAATTGGTTAAAAAAGAGGGATATATAGTGTTGAAAGGAGCTGATTCTATGCGGACTATCCGTAAAATCGAACAAAAAATATCCGGACTGAAACAACGAAAGAAAGTTGCAGCCTATGCCCGTGTCTCCATGGAATCGGAGCGGATGCACTATTCCCTTTCGGCACAGGTCAGTTATTATAGCAAGCTGATACAGAAAAATCCGAATTGGGAATACGCCGGGGTCTATGCAGACTACGGCATCTCTGGGACGGGGATAAAGAAGAGGCAGGAATTCCGGCGGATGCTGGAAGATGCCGAAGCCGGGAAGATAGACATCATCCTGACCAAATCCATCCAGCGGTTTGCCCGAAACACGGTTGACCTTCTGCAGACGGTACGTCACCTGAAAGAACTGGGTATTGAAGTCTGGTTTGAGAAAGAAAATATCCATACCATGAGCGGAGATGGAGAGTTGATGCTGACCATCCTTGCCTCTTTTGCCCAGGAAGAAAGCCGATCCATCAGTGATAATATCAAGTGGCGGTTTCGTAAAAAGTTTGAACAGGGGATTCCTCATGCAAAGTTCTTCGTTTACGGCTATTGCTGGGAGAAAGATAATCTGGTCATCCAACCAGAAGAAGCCGCGATTATCAGAGAAATTTTTGATGCCTATCTGCAGGGCAGAACCAGAAAAGATATATTACGGGAACTAAAGCGGCGGGAGATTCGCACCATGTATGGGAACTATTTCAAAGATGCCAGTATCAGGCAGATTCTTACGAATCGGATTTATACGGGCGTTCTTGAGATTCAGAAAACCTTTGTGACGGACCCTATTACCAAACGCCAGGCCGTTAATCATGGAGAAAGGAATAGGTATGTAGTGGAATGGCATCATGAAGCCATAATTTCTTCTGATATGTTTGAACGGGTTCAGCAGGAATTAAAGAATCGCAAGGAAATGGGAATGCAGCGGGGCGGATATGCCAGGGATTTTTTGAACACCTCTTGCTTTACGGGGATCATCAAATGTGGCATCTGCGGGAAAAGCTATGTCCATGTTGTTCGGAAATACAAGGGAAGGATACGGGAATACTGGACCTGTGATTCGCATAAGGGCAAGGGGACAAACTGCGGGGCCTATGGCTCCATCCCGCAGCCCGCTTTGAAAAAAGCATGCGCAGCCGTTCTGGGTACAGATGAATTTGATGAAGAACTGTTTGTTCAGCGGGTAAAGAAGATTGTTGTTCCTTCTTATCACACGCTGGTATTTCATTTCAAAGATGGAAACGTTATCACACAGGAATGGAAATCGACAGCCTTAAAGGATATGTGGACGGATGAGCAGAAGAAAAAGCAGAGGCAATGGATGGAAACGTATCATCAGCGTGATACGTCCGGCCGTTATACCGCTTTTTCGGAACGCATTGTATGTCCTGCGTGCCAGACAAAATTTATCCGTTGTCTAGAGAAACGTAAGAATAGACAAGTCGCTTATTGGCGCTGCCGGGGAGAGAACAGATGTATTCATGTAAGAAGCATCAAGGAAGAATGGCTGCAGCGTATGGCAGCAGAAACAATGGGAAAATTGGAATTTGATGATACAGCATTTAGAACACAGGTGCAGCGTATTAAAGTACAGGATAACGAAACATTGCTTTTTCTATTTAGCGATGGTCATACGAAGGAGGTGAAGCTGCCATGAAAAAAGTACAGGTTATACCTGCTACACTACAGAATTACACAGAGAAGTCCTTTCATAACCAGAAAAAGAGAAAAGTGGCAGGATATGCACGTGTTTCAACCGATCGGGATGAACAGCTTACCAGTTATGAAGCCCAGGTGGAGTATTATACCCATTATATAAAAGGTCGCAGCGATTGGAAGTTTGCCGGAATATATACGGATGAAGGGATCTCAGGTACCAATACAAAACATCGGGAAGGGTTTAAACGAATGATAGCGGATGCACTGGCAGGAAAAATTGATCTTATCATCACGAAATCTGTCAGCCGTTTTGCTAGGAACACGGTGGACAGTCTGACCACCGTGAGAAAGCTGAAAGATAAAGGTATTGAAATCTATTTTGAAAAGGAAAATATCTGGACACTGGATGCCAAAGGGGAACTCCTCATTACGATTATGAGTTCTCTGGCACAGGAAGAGAGTCGCAGCATCTCTGAGAATGTGACGTGGGGACACCGGAAACGGTTTGCTGATGGAAAAGTCAGTCTGGCGTTCAGCCATTTCCTCGGTTATGACAAGGGGCCGAATGGCAATCTGGTAGTGAATAAAGAGCAGGCAAAAATCGTAAAGCTGATTTATCGTCTATATCTTAGTGGATATACTTTCCATTCTATTGCAAAAGAACTGACAGAACAAAAGATTCCCACTCCAGCTGGCTGCAAAATCTGGAGAGCTAATACGATACGAAGTATTCTTATGAATGAAAAATATAAAGGAGATGCGTTGCTTCAAAAGAAATTTACAGTGAATTTTCTTACAAAGGAAAGCAAGAAGAATGAAGGGGAAGTGCTGCAGTATTATGTGGAACATAACCACGAAGCCATCATCAGCCCGCAGGTCTTCGACTGGGTACAGGAAGAAATCAAGCGGCGGCGTGGAGGCAGGAGCCGCTATAGCGGCGTGTCCATCTTCTCCAGCAAAATCAAGTGCGGCCAGTGCGGCGGCTGGTACGGGGCCAAGGTATGGCATTCGACCGACAAGTATCGCAGGACCATCTACCGATGCAACGGCAAGTTCAAGAGTTACTGCCAGACGCCGCATCTAACAGAAAATGATGTTAAGGAAGTCTTTGTCCGGGCTGCCAACCGGCTCATCGAAAACAAAGCGGACATACTTGACGGCATCACCCTGCTGAAGGAACGGCTCACTGATACAGAAGCCCTGGAAGAGGAACGGGACAGGCTCAGCACAGATTTGAACCTGCTGGCCGACAAGATACAGCAGCTCATAGCCGAGAACGCCAGGGTCGCGCAGAACCAGGATGATTATGACCGGAATTACAACGAACTGGTCAGCCGGTATGAAGCGGTGAAGACGCAGTACGACAAGACCTGTGAAGCCATCCAGTACCGCAAAGCACGGAGCCTACAGATGGACAGCTTCATCAAAGAACTTCGGAATCAGGAACTCATCAAGGAGTTCGATGCCCGGCTGTGGAGCAGTCTGGTGGATTTCATCACGGTATACAGCAAAGATGATATCCGGGTAACATTTAAAAATGGGATAGAGTACTGAAAAAAAGATAAAACTTTTATAAAAATTAGTGCTAATGTTGGTTTGTCAAACATATGTTACACCGTACTTGATGAAATCATGGAGTGTATCTTTTGGAGATTTCCATCCAAGTGGCCGCATTGGGAAGCAGTTATAATCTCTATAATTATATCTTTTGAGTTGTCTGCTGAAATCTTCAAAAGAGAAGAAACAATGCGTGGCATAAAAGCGTTCGTTATCCTTGCGATGACTGCGTTCTACTTTCCCATTGTGTCTTGGGGTAAAGGGACGAATCTTTTTGTGCTTGATGCCCAGTTCCTTTAATTTACGCTCAAAAAGAGTACAATCTTCGTCAAGACTTGCTTTAGTGAATCGTTTAGTGAATTCGGGGCCATTATCTGTCTGCACACATTCAATAGGCATCGGGAAAGCCTGAACGAGATGCACCAGAAATATCATGGAAGAGTAGGTGCTGTGCTCTTCAAAGGCTTCCACATAACGCCAGCGTGAGAATTCATCAATGGCAGTATATTGATAGAAGCGTTTTCCTTTGGCTTCACCAGTCAGACATGCGGACGGTACAAACTTTACGTCAATCTGGATGCGCTGCCCTGGATACAGCATTTGTTCATAGGGTTTGGGAACATATTTGGGGTTAGGCGGTTTCACCGGAGTCATCCCTATGCGTTTCCATGTACGGTAAAGTCCGGTAATTGAACGGCTATATCCACGCTGACGGAGCTTTACCCAGAAAACCACCAACCCGGCCTCTGGATTTCGACGCCTCATATCCTGAATGAGCTTTAATTCCGCAACTGTATGTGCTTTGGGATGGTGTTTTGGCCTGCGGGATTTATTACGTAAGGACTCCAGTGAACCATCATAAAGTCGAAGCCAGCGATATACATATTGGCGATATGTATTGTATTTGATGGCGGTTTTAGTGACGCCATGCTTCAATGCATATTCGACCATAGATCTACGAAATTTCATAACTTGTGTTATACTGTTCATGCGAGATACTCCTTGGGTAAAAGTTTGTTTTGACGAATTAACTATATCACAAGGGTATCTCGCTTTTTATGTTTTCAATGTGTAACACATGTATTG